TCACCACTATCACAAAGGACCCTAACGATATCGGAACTATGGGAAACGGTGTTTTCTATGGCGTGAAGTTCGTAGGAAAGAATAATCGTAGCATAGCGAAAGCATTTAATAACGCTAACGCTAATGTAGCTACACAACTCAAGGAACTACTTGAATCTGCTGAAATTGGCGAGAACGGTAGGCCCAAAACACGCCCAGTGTTAATTGAGGCAGTTGCACAGGAACAAAGCTTCCAGAATAAGGAAACTAAGGAATGGAGTAACTTTGGCACTCAATTGGTTATACAAGGTATCTATGAGGCACCTTCTATGACTAAGGAACTTTGGGGATACTCAGAATAATTACAAGCTTACGGGGGGCTAACGCCCCCCTACGCTTTTTTTAGAACTATATTTGTCTTGTAACACCCATATGAGACGAAGAAAGGAACAAATGAAAAATATGGTTACATCATACAGTGCCGGTAGCATTATTGACTTAATGCCAGAAGGTATGTATGAGGAGATTATAGATAATGTTGTAATTCTAACTAACAATCCAACAGGCGAAAGACTACAAGAATTTCACGGGGGAATAGAGTTTGACATTACAATAAACAATAGAACATTACATTGGAAAATAGAACATAACTATAATGATTTCTTTGACTTGACACTTATACCATTAGATAATAATGGACAAGTAATAGAGAGAAGTTCACAATTAGAAACAGATATAGGTAACGGAGACTTAAAGAATGTATTCAATACTTTATGGAAAGATTATGTTGACTTTCAAATGAAAAAAGGAGCAGATAAGTTTCTTGCATCATTATTGGAAGAGGAATAATGGTTAAATTTATTTGTGTAAAATGTGGTAATGATAATATCGGCAGACCTTTTGAGGGTATGCAATATATTAATCAAGACTATCACAACGAAATATTCAAATTCGGTAATTGGGATTGTCCTGATTGTGGCGAAACTGATATAAAGGAGAAATAATGGATAAAGAAGAAATTATTATCCAGTTATGGGAGTGCCTTAGCAGAGGTTACTCCTATAATGAAGCTAAAATTCATATGGAAGCATACCGTAACGGTAAAGATACAGTTAAAAAAGTTGTTGTAAAGGAGAGAGATAATAAATGGCTGACATAAAAGAACTACAAAAGTTCGTTGAAACTGCTACTAGACAAATAGACATACTAACTACAGTTCAAATGGCTATTGTAGAGTATTTAGGCAAGAAATCACATAAATTCAGAAATGAAGTTATTGCATCAGTATTGTCAAGAGATGATTTTAGAGACGAATTTACTAAATTCACTCAAGAAAGTAAAGATGTGCCTGACGCAGTAAAATTAGAAATGATGCGTCTTAATGAACTAGTTAATGACGCTAAGAAAATGATGGGAGATGATGATGCCGAATTGGACAAATAACAATATCGTAATTACAGGTGAAGGTGATGATTTAGAAAAGTTTATGCTAAAAATCACTGACATAGAACCAACTGATGGACAACCAGCATATCATTTAACTAATTGTATGCCTAGACCTAAAATATTTAAGAATATACATCAAGGAGCTAGAACATTTGATGGTGTTAGAGCTGATGTATGGTTTGAGGATGAAGACGGTGCTAGACCAATGCTTGACATAACAAAGCAAGAACTAGTTGACAAATACGGAACATATCAACCAGTTGATTGGGAATACAAGAATTGGGGAACCAAATGGGGAGACTGTCAAACAGAGTTATTATTCATAGATGAAAATAAAATTGTTATGACATTTGACTCAGCTTGGGGAGAACCATTCAGATTATTAAATGAAATTGGTAGAAATTATAATTTAAAGATAACTAATTCTGCTTTGCATGAGTTTGAAAATGAACCAGTGCAAAGTAAATATCCATTATCTGATGAAGAAACTCATAAATTGTATGCTGAACATGCTGCAGTTTTTGATAAGTTAGATAATTTAACAGAAAATATTACTAAAAATGCTAACTAGCAGTTAGTAAAGCTATCCTACAATATCGTAAACCAGAAGTATATCCACGAATATATTGTAGGTAGCTTGTAGCACATACGCTTTCTGCAGAAAGTAAAAGACAGTGACTCTATGAGCCAATGTGTGTGTTACAAGCTATCTATAGTAGGTAGCTTGTAGTGTATAGGAGTAAGAGTGTGTGACTCCCCTGTTTGCATTATGACTGAAACTGTACGCTACAAGCTATCTATATAAAAAAAGATAGGGAAAGGAAATGTATGGATGTTTTAGACGACCAATTAGAATCGTTACCTAAAGGTTCATTGATTAAAATCATTAAAGATATTAATAGTGACATTGAACAGTTTAGTAGCGAAGGTATTGTTGAAGAAATAAAAATACACAATCAAATTAAACATGCGAGATTAAAGTTAAGCATTGTAAAAGAGCTTGACTATATCGCAAGGAAGGAGGAACAGTGAGTGGACCATATGTTTATGAAAACCCAGCAAAGAAAACCTGGGACAAAGATGTAGTGGTTACATTTACATTTCCAGAAGAAACAACTGTTGAAGAGATAGATGAACAAGTTCTTGAACTTGCAAAACTAGCTGATAACAATGAGTTGTTTACATTTGATAGTCATTGCATTGACTTAATAGAAATTAAGGTTGACAATGAGGATGACTTTTAGTGATTATAAAAGATTCTACAAACAAGTCTACATAAGACTGCGTGATTTTAATTATGACATTATGAGGTGGTGGAAGTATAACAAGAAACAGCTGCTTATCGAGCAGCGTATCATTGAAGATATGCTTCAGCTAGTAACTGATAATGATATACCAGAAGGATTCTATTGTTCATTATGTGAAGGAGAATTAAATTTTGACGATGAACATTCAGAATTGTGGTGGTGTGATAGATGTCACGCTAATTTTGAGACTTGGGAAGTAGAAGAAGGGAAAATATATGACTGATGAGAACAATCATTGTGATTGTAATGAATGCAGTGATGATTCATTTATAGGAATGAATATGTTTGGTAGCAGAGATGCTATAGCATTTGGAGAACAAAAAGTTCACACATATGTAGTTATACTTGTTTATCAAAGAGATGATGAGCATGGAAATTTATGGAGTGATAAGTTTGTTAACTTCGATGAACATACAGAACTAGCTACTAGATATAAAGTTCCTGCAGTAGGACCGAAGGAAGCAATAGATGCTGCGATGAGATTAGACTCTTATCGTAAAGCAGCTATGATGACAGGTTGGATTAAAACTATCGACTCTAAAGCAACACAAGAAGAACAACTAATGTGTTTGAATGATATGGGAGATAGTGGATTATTCAATCGTTTCTTCTTTACGGAACCAACTACTATTCAATGCGTATTAGAAGCTAATGAAGACGCTATGATTGACAAATCAATTGCTGAAGTTCTTGAACATAACGAGAATACAGGCAACATAGCTGAACAATGGTTAAAAGATATGACAGAGGATGATGATGGCGATTCAGAATAGTAAGTTAGAAAGAAAAAAGCCACCAGTTGCACACGCAAATCGTAAAGGTAAATCACCTACGATATTGACTGATGAAAAAGTAGAAACACTATTATCTACACCTAATGAATGGTATGTAATAGCTGAATCTACTAATTGGATATCAGGTGTGAAACAAAATATCGAAAGCATGAACCAAACTAATATCAGACATCTTAAAGATAAAGGTATGTTTGAAGTAAAGCAACGAAGAAACCCAGAACACGGCTTTATAGAAATATATTGTCGTTTTGTAAAAATAGATGGAATGGATGAAAAACCATTCTAAGAAAGGATACTAATGAGTGAGAAAGAGACTACGAAAGTAGTTACTTGTTGGGATAAAGTAAAGTCAGCAATCGGAAACTCCGATAGAATATTATTATACGGGCCACCAGGCACCGGTAAAACATATGCTGCTGCAACAAATAAAGTCGGCTTGAATATGAAAGGCGACCCTAATGTATATCAAATCACAATGACAGAGGATACTGCTAGTGCAAACTTAGAAGGCTTTTACAAGCCAAACTCTGACGGTGGATTTGAATGGCATGACGGTATCGCAATTCAGGCATGGAGAAATGGTGGAAGATTAGTAGTCAATGAAATTGACCACGCTAGTCCTGACGCTATGACATTCTTACATGCAATACTTGATGACAAAGATATAGCACAGTTGACATTGAATAATGACGACAAAGAAACAGTAAGACCTAAGTCAGGTTTTAATGTTATTGCTACAACTAACAGCCTACCTGAGAGCCTACCAATGGCACTTAAAGATAGGTTCCCAGTTAAGATACATGTTGATACCATACATCCTATGGCATTAAGTATGTTTCCTAAAACTTGGCATCAAGTAATACAAGATACTTCATTATCAGAAGATATGGAAGAAAGAATATCAGTTAGAAGTTGGAGAGAATACTTTGAACTTCAACAAAAAGGTACGCCAATGAAAATGGCAGCTGAATTGATATTTGGTGATAGAGGTGAAGAGTTACTTGACGCTATCAAATTATCTGATGTTAATGTACATGACAATGAATTAAAAGATGTACAAGAAGAAGAATAACAAGACACCCTTTCCAGAAATAGCTTCTGGAGAGGGGCCTTGGAAAATATTTGAGGACGAAAAACAACCTAGAACATCTGTATTGTCTAAAGAAATGTATGTCCCTACAAATGGTGATGTATGTGATTTATGTGGTGCTGACCATAACAAAATGATTAGAAGACATGAACTTGGCCATGCTAAGTGGAGTCCTAAAACTGTAGGTAAATTAAAAGAATATGAAAGTGAAATTTGTATAGAAATATGCGAAGAAGTTCGTGTTAATTATAATTTATCTATTAAAGATTTATGGTTAGATGAATGGACAGTATGTGAACCAAAGTTTCAAGAAAGAACTTTAGACATATTGTATAACGGTTCAATATTTGATATCACTGCATGGATATTAATGAATATGAGACCAGGACAAGGTGGAAGTTATTATAGTCAGAGTATTGGTGGTCCAGAGTTTGAATCTATTAAACAAGTAATGGAACAAGTACATAATATAGAACCGGGTAGTCCAGACCAAATGACCAGACTAAGGTTAGGTCAGTTACAATGGGCTATGAGACAAGCTAATAAGTTATATCAAAAAATAACTTATAGCAGAGGTTACTATAGAAAACCTACTGGCTACAATAAAACTAGACAAGCTGCAATAATACTCAACAAATTAATGGATGAGTTCAATGACAAGCCTAAAGAACATGAAGTTCTTGAAAAAGCTAGAAAAGCTAAACAAGCTAAAGAACAAGCCATGAATGCCAATCGTAAAGCTAACAGTGCATCTACTGAACAAGATGGTGAAGGCGATGCGGATGGAATGGAAACATTAGATGAGTTAATGCAGCGTAACAAAGAGCAGATATTTAATGCTACTAATGATGGTAATATGAACTACAAACCACAACCAAATAATATGGGTAAGTGGGGAAAAATGGAGATATTTAAACCATATCTTGATGTGAATATGCAATCAAAAATAAAAGGTGGTAGAGAATATAGGCCAATGGACTATGGTGTTAATCCTAAGTATATGAATCGTTGGTGTGTGGATAAGAAAGTATTCAAACAAAAACAAAGAGTATATGGTGGAACAATATTAATTGACGCATCAGGTTCAATGCATTTTTCAGGACAAGATATCCTAGATATAATGCAATTACTACCAGCTGTTACTATTGCTATGTATAACGATAACTATGCAGGTGCATGGGATACAGGTTCGTTAAGAATAATAGGACAGAATGGTAAGAGAGTAAATCAAGAATACTTAGATAAATATACAGGCGGAGGTAACTTAGTTGATGGCCCTGCTTTGAAATGGTTATCTAAACAACCACCTAAAAGAATATGGGTAAGTGATATGTATGTCTTTGGTTTACATAATCAAAATAATGAAAACTTATTGAAAGATTGTATAGAAATATGCAAGCGTTCAGGAATAACCAGACTAGCTAATATTGATGAAGTAAAGAAGTTTGCTTTAGCATTAAATCAGCTAGTATAGAAAGGTAGGTATAGGAGTACCGTGCAACTGGCAACAGTGGGTTGTACTCCTTTCCGACCTTAAGCACGGTATTCCATCTCAGTTGGGGGTGTCCAGGTTAGTGGATATAACAGCTACCCGTTGTTTATCCTAACGCCGGTTCGATTCCGGCCACCTCCACTACTTTCTTCTAAATTCTTTTACATATATCTATATCCTGCTATAGTATTCAGTATGACTGATATAAATGAAATGCTTAATGAAGCGGAGCATGGAAAAAAAGGTAATTATGTTGAAGGCAAAATTACACCAGACGCAGAACCTTTTTGGATTGCTTTAAAAAACAGGGTAATAAAAGATAAAGTAAAGATGAGACCATATGTTGTATCAAGATTACTTGAAGATAACTTTGGTATTGTAATATCTGAATCAGCAATGAGACGATACTTACAAAGATTGGAGAAAGAATCTAATGGCTAAAGATGTCGAAAAATTAATGGCTGAAGTTGAATCTCAAGTAGTTCAAGATTTAAAAAAAGATAATTTAAATATATTAAAGCAACTTGAGAAGGCCAAAAAGAGGAAAGAAGATATGGTTGATGCAGTTTATGAGGCAGTATCAGCCAATCTTCGTACATGGGAAAAACCTTCTATTCCTAAACCACGCAACTTAAAGAAAACTAAGGATGAAGAGACTGCAATAGCAGTACTTAGTGACATTCAGTTAGCTAAAGTTACACCTGAATATAATTCAGAGATAGCTGAAGAAAGAGTCATAGCTTATGCAAATAAGATAGTTGACATTACTAATGTCCAAAGACAATCTCATCCAGTTAATAAAGTTGCAGTGTTTGCAGTAGGAGATATAGTAGAAGGTGAGCTTATATTCCCAGGCCAATCACACTTGATTGACAGCAGCTTGTACAAACAAGTAACAGTTGATGGCCCAAGAATAATGACAAAGTTCTTTGACATATTACTTGCTAACTTTAATGAAGTTGATGTTCATTGGGTAATAGGTAATCATGGCCACTTAGGAGGCCGAAGTCGTAAGGATTATCATCCAGATTCTAACGCTGATAGGATGCTAGGTAACATTATGAGAATGATATTTAGAGATGAAAAGCGTATAAAATTTACAATACCTGACAGTACAGGAGACAATCACTGGTTTGACATAGCTGATTTAGGTAAAGAATGTAAGTTTTTATTATGGCACGGAGACAATGTTAGAGGTTTTAGTGGATTTCCATGGTATGGTTTCGGTAAGAAGCTACAAGGTTGGAAAACATTAGCAGCTAATGGTCTTATGCCAGACTTTGACAACGCTATAGCAGGCCACTTTCATACACCTACAACAATGTATCTCAATGATATAAGGTTATGGGTTAATGGAAGTACTGAAAGCTACAATACATTTGCACTAGAACAACTAGCTAGTATGGGTAGGCCATGCCAATGGTTACTATTTTGTAAGGATGGTACTGGCGTAACTGCAGAATATCTAGTAAAATTAGAAGATGTATAGTACATATGGATAGAGGTATGTCAAGACATGAAGATAGTTGGAATAGAATACGCTGGAATAGGTAGTGAACCTTTTTTTATTGTTCAAAATGAACAAGGAGATATAGAGTTTGTACCTGTTGAAAGAGGTATTACAAAACTAAATAAAGAATTAGTAGGATAAAGTAAACAGGTATCCTAACGGATACCAAATACTTTTTCTCTATTATAGTATATAGGAAGGATAACATGGTAGAAATAGATACCAAGAAATTATTGTCCCCTTTTCCACAGAATTTGGTGCGTTCAGCACCTGCTGGGAAGTTTGGGGATTATGTACCACACGCTAATTATGTTGAAAGACTAAGAGATAGTGGCATCTCATATAGTTGGACATGTGAACCAGTGTATGGTACACACAATGGCGAGAAGCGTATTGTTGGTGCTAAAGGAACTATAACTATAGAAGGTATGGGAAGCTATGATGGCTTTGGGGATATAGATACCTTTAAATTAAATAGTGAAAAGTTTAATGATGGCACTAATCTTAAAGACGCAGAATCAGACGCATTCAAGAGAGCTTGTATGAGGTTTGGTTTAGGTGTTGAACTATGGAGTGGTTCTACACAGACTGAAGAGGAAGCCTCTGCTGAAGCTGCAAGAGAAGCTAAAGTAGAAGTTACTAAAGTCGATATGCGTAAGAAAGAAAACAAAATGCCTAAGCCAGAGGCCAGACCTATAGATGAAATCAAATTAAATGATGATGGAACTATAGCAGAGGCACCTTTCTAATGCAAGACATAGAGTTTATTCAAACTACTATTAATGCTATGTTAGAAGGCAAAGAGATGGGAACTAAGCAAAAGATATTAAAGTCTGCTGCTGAATACGCTAAACTGCGTAAGTTCCCACCTAAGTTAACAGACTATAATGATGACCAATTGAACAAATACTTTGAGTATATAGAAAAGATAGCAGATATGCCTGAAGTCTATACACAAGAACAATTTGAACAAATGGATATTATAGAGAAAGTATCTAGTATAATGGGAGATGTGAACGACATAACACCAGAACCAGATGCGGAAGTGTCTGAGATAACTGATAAATTAGTCACTGAAATGGCTAATCAGAATAAATATCGTGACGACTTAAAGTGTCCTTGTCCAAACAAACTTATGGTTTGGGATAATAGACGCAATAAGAAGTCTGATAGAAGTCCTGACTTTGTTTGTTCAGGCAAAACACCAGAGGAATGCCCTCAGCATACAGGCAAGTGGCGAAAATCGTGGTGGTTGGATAATTCCGATGTTCCTCAAGAATGGAATCTTGATGGCAAGGAAACCCAACAATAAATGTAGTGCTTGTAATAAAGAGTTACAGGAAACTACAAAAAACAATCACCAAATTATAGCTTGTACTAACTTAGGATGTACGAGCTATATGGTGGAGAAACGGAGATTGAATTGATAGTATCATCATTCAGAGGTACAAAAGTACCTGCATATATTAAAAATAAATCTCAACTTATCTTATGGGCTTTAGAAACATTTCGTTTTAAAGAACCTATAAGCAATGGTGAGTTTGTTTTTGAGTTAAGGTGTACCAGATTTGGTGCAGTATTACATGACCTTAGAAAAGAAGGTTATGATATTGTAACATTACCTGCTAAACAAAAAGGACATTACCTTTATTATTTAGTAAGTAGTCCCAAAGATGGTGACACAATGAAACGCAAAGGTAAACGCTTTCTAAAGAAAATGCAGAAGGTGTTAACCTAACATGGCTGGGATACTACTCAGTTGTGCAGTTACATTGCCTGTGAGCGTGGAGAGCATAACTGAGTATATCCAATGTAGAGACATTAATAGAAAAATAGAACATGTACTTGAATGGGAACCATTAGTATCTCAATACTTTAAACAAGAAGATGTACCTAAAGCATTAACAATTATATATTGTGAGTCTTCAGGTAGAGATGACGCAGTTGGTATTAATACTAATGGCACAAGAGACATAGGACTATGGCAATTTAATGACAATACATGGACATGGTTGACAAATAAATTAAACATAAATAGTAATAGATATAACCCTGAAGTAACAACTGCTGTTGCAGCATGGTTAGTATATAATGATGGTTGGCATCATTGGAATAGCAGCAAACGCTGCTGGGGAAAGGTTGATAATTATGGCATTGCCAAAAGACAAACAAGAGTTTATAGAAGCTAACAAAGAGAAAGGAAATATATTTAACACGCCAATGGATTTACGACATTGGGCAGTGACATTGATAGGATATTTAGGAGATAGTAATACAAATACATTACCTAATACAGAAAAAGTAGATGAATTAATAAACAAATTTGTTATTGATTATAACTATAACTATCAAATGTTAAATAAAGCAGTAATAGAAAATGACAAAGCCAAAGAAGAAGAAGAGTAATGTCACATCCAGTACCCGGAATGGAGTACTTTTGTGAAGATTGCTTTAAAGAAATAGAAGAGGGAGGACACAAATGTTAAACAACATGGATACTAAGTTCTATACAAGTTCTCAACAAATGGCTAATGATAAAGTAGAAAGAAAAAATAATGCTTTATTGAAAAGAAATATTGTTAAAGATAAAGTTAATGAATTAGATTGGTATGGAGGAAAGAGATTTTTAGGATTAACTAAAAGTGGAACACCAGTCTATGTTAGATATAAACTCATTAAAGACAGTTTATCTTTACAAATAGATTTCAGTCATAAACTTTCTGCACTTACACTGCCTGGTAGTGTAATGGCAAATGATAGATATTCAATGGGATACAATGACAAACCTTTAATATCTGCAGATGCTATGACTAGAAAGTTAAAGAAAAAGAGAGGTGGAGAGGTGACTATTAAAACTCTACATCACTTACAAAGGTTAAAAGAACTAGTAGATATTAAATACTACAAAGGTTTTATTAAAAATAAACCTACAAAGTTACTGTTCAAATATATAGCAGACGCTATACATGTAAACAGTGACATAACACAATACAATATAATGGAACATTGGCCATTAGCTGATAGTGTGTACTTTGTACCAGAAAGTACATGGAAATATCCAGATGAGTTATAGACCATTACCAAAACATGTAACCATAAGGCCTTCTAAAGTAGAGGGCCTTGGGTTATTTTCAACAAGACCTATTAGAAAAGGTAAAATCTTAGGCATTACACATTACAAAACAGATAACAATGCCTTCAAACATGGACTTGTAAGGACACCATTAGGTGGATTTATAAACCATTCCGAATATCCGAACTGTGAATTAATTGAAACAGAAAATGGATACATATTAAAGACCCTAGTGTTAATTGTGACAGGAGAAGAATTGACCCTTTTTTATAAGTTATACAACCCGAATCAATTATAGGAGACGGCCAAACTACCTCTTAAAACGGCTCTATGAGGCTATCAGAGGTATTTAGTAGCGTTTACCGCCACCTTTCTTCTTACCGTAAGATTTCTTTTTACCTTTTTTAGTTATTGGCATTAGTAACCTGATGTTAACTTACTGATAGATTTCTGAAGTTTACTTAATTGTATTCTTTCTAAACCTTTACCCAATTTCTTTTGAGTATTGTAATATTGACCTGCTTTTTTAGAATGCATATATGATTTAGTAGCTCTATCTTGTAGTTGTTGCATTCCTCCACCTGAAACCCAAGGAGAATTAGGATTACTTTTAACCCATGTCCTAAACTCTGGACTTAAGAATGCTTTAGGAACTGCATATTCTCCAGCCTTTTTAGCATGCTTTATAGTCATTTCTCTATGTGACTTAATGCGTGATTTCATTTCACGCTCAGTCATACCATGAACTGTCCAATCATGCTTAGGTTTTTGAGCAGACATTAATAATCTATGCCGTACTTACCCGGTTTGTTAGGACTTAAATCTAAATAAGATTTTCCTGCTTTTCCTTTATGAAAACTAGGATTACTTTTAGCTCTGTTGTAACCAGCTTGAATAGCACTCACTGCAGCACCACCAGCTATAGCAGCAGGTCCAAGTGTAGCTCTAGCTCCAGCAGCAAAAGCAGATTTGGCAGCTGATTTAGTTAAAGATTGAGCAGCTAACTTTGCTGTTTGTGCTCCAGTAACATGTCCAGCTAATTTACCTGCAGACATACCTGCACTTTTTGCACCTTTAGCTATTTTAGCTACATCATCAGTATGAATATACATATCTGAACCAACTTTGGCAAAGTTTTGTATGCTTCCAGCCATATTTTTTGCAATGTCTGCTTTGACACCATATTTTATTTGACCTGAAGCCCAACCTCCTACTTTTGTTTGTTTGCCTCCACCAGCTTTATAGTATTTTGCTAATTCATCTTTTGCTGACATTATTTACTCACTTGTTTTTTAGCAAACTCTTTAACAACAACTAAAGCTGCACCTGCACCTGACATAGCAGCCAACTGTACAGCTGATGCGTCAACGCCTACAAGTGGAGCAACTGTTAATGCACCAATAAATGCTTCAACAAATGTCCAAAGAGTTTTACTTAACATATCTTTAAGTTCTTTACTCATTTTATAACTCCATGCTTCGTTCCAAGGGGTCCACGCAACATCCTTTTTGAATGTACCATCAGAATTTCTTTTTCTATTATCTCTTGCAAACATTATACCTTATCCTTTTTTCACTAGCAACTTTAATGCATCTTTTAATTGTTCATAAAAGTCACCTTGTACAGCTTGTTTAGCTATATCTTCTGTAGATATTTTAGTACTCTTTTGCAAGTCTTTCAAGAACTCTATTGAAGCTGCTGTTTGCATACCTTGTTGTACATTCTTCATACCAGTTAAAGAACCAGAAGGTAGGCCATGTTGTATCTCTTTTGATTCAAGTATTGTAGATGCCATACCTTTAGGTAAATCTCTAGGCCCTATATCTGTTATTGATACAGGCCTCATAGAGAAAAGGTCTTCTGTCATCTTACCTTTAACTGCTTCTTTTATGTATGTTTTATATTGACCAAACATTATTCGTCTTCCATAAGCTTCAAGTTTTGATTGTACAGCTATCTTATTTTGTAAGATATCACTTGGAAGTTTTGATTTAGGAGGTATTACATTCATTCTTTCTAAAAATTCTCCAGGAGATTTAGGTAAACCTTTAAACAAATATCCTTCTTTAATAAGTACATTGATATTATCTGGTGCTGTTATAGATTTTTCTATATCTAATCCAGGAAGTTTTTGTTTAGCTGTTTCCATAAATCTTTTTTGAGTTGGAGATTCTATATAATGCCTAACTGTTTCTTCTTTAGCAGCATCAAATTCTTCATAAAAATCTTTACCAACTTTCCAATCAAATTCAAATCTAGTTCTAGCCTCTACAGTTGACCATTTCTTTTCAGTTTGAACCATCATTTTTGCAGTTCTAATTTCTCCAGCTTGTTTTTCTGGAGTATATATTTCAGCACCAAAAGCTTTACCAGATTTAATTTCTTCCATTTCTACATTTATTTGTTCTATATCTTTTTGAAATGTTTTTACAACTTCTGAAGTTCTAAGGCCTAAGTTAGCAAAGTATCCCTTGCTGGTTACAAGTGGAATATCAGGTTGTTCAAATATATTTTTATATAACTCTTGTATAACAGGGCCTATCTTTGCTGCATCAGTAATACCTTTAAAATCTTTTTTATTTAAGAAATCAATCTGCATTAAGTATTTATTAAATACTGTTTCACTAACACTAGGAATTAAACTATGCTTACCACCAACAGGATTAACCATTTCTTTTACTGGTAATTTTAATCCAGATGCTACTAATGTTTCATATGTTCTAAAGTAATCAGTACCTATTTCTTGTAAAGAACCTTTAGGTAATTTATCTAACTCTTTCATCCATATATTTCCCTCTGCATATTCAAACATTTCTCTATTTAAAGCAAAGCTTCTATCGTCCATCATTGAATGCATAAAGCTATTGACTATAGGGCCTTGTCTAATTGGTTTATCAAAAGGTTCAGTTGCACCTATAGGTGTTCTTACAAAAGTTCTTTTCTTTAAAGGGTCAGCTTTATCTATTTTCCATTGCTCAACACCTTGTCTGGCCATTTGTTCTTTTAATTTTAATGTTTCTTGAGCTAACCATTCTTCATCTGTGTATCTTTCAAGACCCATAAATTTAATTATTTCTGCACCTTTAGGATTATCTCTTAACCCCTGTAAAGTTTCTCCAATAGTAGTAGAGAATTTGGCAGAACCAGTATAACCAACTTCACCTTTCATATCAACATAAGCCCAACCCCATGGCTCTTCTACTACTTGTCTAGAACCAGAGAAATTTAATATAGGATGTTTAGATAAATTTTTTCTTATCTCTATTTCATTTTCAAGAGGTATTCTTTCTCCAGCTTCAGCTACTACTCCAATCTCAGTAGCTCTACCACCTTGTTCAAACTTAGGGTCTCTTAATACTTCAATATCTCCTAAGTCTCCCATATCTATAACTGTATTAGAAGCTATCTCTGTAGTTGTAAATGCTTTACCACCTCCAGCTAATTCACCGGCCATCTTCCAATGACGCTTAGCTGTTTCAATATCATCTAAAGTAGCATTGTTAGGGTCATTTATAAATCCAGAATGTTTTAATCTTTTATCAAAGTCAGCTAATAATTTATCACCCACATTTAATTCGCTAGACGGTATTGAAGTAACATCTTTAAGTTCTTTTGTCTTCTTAGGAGTTGCAGATATTATATTATTTTTTAATAAAGAGAACTGACTAATTATATTATCTTGTCTTTTAGCTAGTTCTTGTATAGTTTTTTCAGGTATTAAAATCTGTCTATTGTTATCAGTTAAATAATATTTACCATCTATTTCAGTAAATACTTGTTCTTTTAATATTTCCATATTTGCGTTATAATACATATCAGCTAAACCAGTTTGTAATGTCTTAACTCTTTCTGCTGCATCAACAATAGATTCTCTAATTTGTTTTCTAGAAGTTTTAGTGCTACCATATTTTTCCATTTCATTTTGTTTTCTAAGCACTTGTTCTAGTAACAATATGTCATCTTTTAAATCATCTTCTAAGTTTGCAATAGAAACATTTGCAATTACAGCCATTCTATCTTTATCTCTTGCTTGAAATTCAGGAAACTTTTGTAAAGGATGCATTCCTTTTTCACTATATACTTGACCTTCTTTAGCCCAATCAGACTTAGTCATTTCTGTTCTAGAATCTATGAACTGTACTTTATAATTGTTAACATACTTTAATACATTTTCAGGAAGTTCATTAGTAGGTACAGTTTTCTTTTTCATTTCAACATTAGCAACCTCCCCTTCAAACTTAGTAGTTAAAACTTTTTCTTCTTCTTTAGTTAAGTCATCAACATTTAAACCAAGATTTTCAGCTATTGCTTCATCAAGTGCAAAACCTAATTCAGTTTTTTCAGCTTTAGCTACAGTACTTTCTTTAACAAAAAGGTTATAAGTTTTATTACTATCTTTAACAACAAGGTTATAAAATTTATTAAGTTCTAAATCTTCTAATTTATCTAAACCACCATAAACATTAACAATTGTATTACGAACACCAGTAGGTAAATCTTTCCAGGCCTCTTCAAGAAGTTTGATTTTCTTTTGACGAGAGGCCATTAGCTAAACCAAGTCTTGTCTTCTTTGTTTATGAGTATTTTAAGTTCGCCTGAAATCTCCTGAAGCTTTTCCATTATGTCATTACTCTGTATATCAGTTGTGTCACTTGTATTGATATCACCATCGTAGTCTATGTATGTCACATATGTGTCTTCATTTTCAATTGCAGCAGCAACATAAGGATAAACTTTTTTATAAGCTACAACACTAGAACCTACAAAGCCATCCTTTTTCACAAGGTTACTTTCTTGTGAATCTCCTATGATTAAACAACCAGCAGTATGTTCATCAGTATTACCTGTATGCCATAAGATAAACTCAAATCCAGGTACATCATTCACATGTATCATACCCTTATGCATATCACCATATTTAGCTTGATATCTACTATGAAAGCCACCTTCTTTTCTTAAAGATAATTTATATCTACCAGCAGGTATGCGTGTTTCACCCCAGACTTTTACATCTCTTTGTTCATCTTCAATGGTATAGCAAAGAAAACTTCTTTTACCATTAACTACATCAAACAACGCACCAGATGTAGAATCTGCCTGACTACTAAATCTTAATACTTCTAATTCCACTAGTTACCTCCGCAACAACCGCCACCGCAGCATTCCATTATCTACTCACTCCTTTTTTCTTATTATCTTTAGGCTTACTATTCCTAAATCCTATTGTTAATAACCATACTACTAAAGTAATTACTGTAGCAAGGCCTGTAATTTGTTGTGCAGAACCAGTTAAAGTAAGTGTAGCAATAACTAAACCAACCAAAGTCCAACTTAGGTTTAATGTTTCTTTTATTATCTCTATTAACCAATTCCATAATCTTCTAAGCATTAAGTTCTCCTGAATACGAAAGCTGCCATAGTAGCTATTCTAGTCAAAATAACTGGAACTACAACTTCTTGTGCCTTTTCTTTTTGGTCTTGTGTCATGTCATCTCCAATGGTTGTTATATCTATATCTGCTATGTCTATATCTAATATCACTTCTATTGGGTCTTCTAAAAACTGTTCAAATTGTATTTCTGTAACAACATCAGCAAATGTATAGTCTTCAACATCTGCATTTTCTACAGCTCTTTCAACATATTCTTCTACAGCAGTAGCTATAACTTCATCTTCTTTAGCTGTTTCGGCTATGATTTCTACATCTTCAGCTTCAACTTGTAATACCTCAGCAACAACTTCAACTTGTTCTTCATTAAGTTCTTCAACATTCTCTATAACTTCTGTAACAACTTCAGTTATAACTTCTACTTGTTCTTCAGATATTTCCTCAACAACGATATCTTCAATGATTTCAATCTGCTCTTCAACCTTTTCTTCAACTGGTTTATCTTCCACAATTGGTACCACAATATCATCATCAGGAAGCTCTCCTTCGGTATCTGGTTTTGTTTCTTCATCTTCAATAACTATAACGATATCTTCAGGGATATCAATTACTATAACCTCTTCTTCAAATTCAATCTCTTCAATATCTTTTTTAATATCTTCAATTATTTCTTCTTTGGTAGGTACAACAACTTCTTCTTCAATTGGTTTTTCTGGGACTTTGACATCCTCAAATACCTCATCGACCACGGCATCAGTAACCTCCTCCTTAGTATCCTCAACTTCTATTATAACCTCTTCTTCCGGAATCACATCCTCTTCTTTAGGTATATCACAATCACCACGCTCTATCTGAGCATCAGTCATATAGCAACCATATTTGTCTTCATTAGCTTTACGCTGATTATCTCTATCAACAGTTCCATCTTCTACTTCATAAGGTTTATATTCTGCTGTAGAACCATCATCCATTACAACTTCTACCTTTTCAGGTTCAGGAGGTGGAGGTGGTGGAGGTGGTGGTTCAGGAGGTTTAGGAGGTAATGTTGTAGTAGTAGTAGGAGGTACAGTAGTTGTAGTAGTAGTTGAAGTAGTTGTAGTTGTTGTAGTAGTTATAGTACTGGTTGTAGTAGTAGGAATAGTACTTTCATCTACATACTGCCAATACAGTGTATCTACTACAGTAGGGTCAGTTACATTAACTTCAAACTTAGTTATAAACTTATCTGTATTAGCTTCATCATTGTTGTAATCAGTAAATGATTTATAAAAACTATCGTACATATTTGCCCAAGGAGGACCTTCTGAATTATCTTGTCCTGATTTTTGTATAGTTTCATCTGTTCCATCAGAGTAGTAATACTTAACATCATAAGAATTGTTTACTGCACCTACAATAAAACCCACTTCATACACATCTTCTGAAAATTCAAAAGTGATACTACTATCAATTCCTAATGAACAACCTGTAGTTCCATATCTATCTTGTTCTTGACAGTAAATAGAACCACCACTAACAGTTAGACCTGTTTCGTATGTACTATCATCAAATGCTTCATTGACTGTAACTTCACCAAGTACATCTTCTGCAGATGCTGGTATAGAAAATAACAGCAGTAAAAGGACTAGGCCTATTCTATATAACACTGTTGATTAGTACTACTAATGCAGATATAGCAACTAACCACCCAGTTAATTCTTGTCTTGATAACTTTTGATTAACTTTTTCGTGCAATTCGTCTATGCGTTTATTTATGTCTTGTTGTCCTTCTAAAATTAAAGTAAGCATTTCTTTTTGGGTAAACCCATTACCATTATGGGAGGTCATCTTCATTCAATCCTGTATCCCAATCGTAAGCACCATCATAATAATTACGATTTTCCCAGTCATATCTACTTAATCTTTTAAGATATGCAAATATTTCTTTTACAAAATAACCTAATAAAAATCCTGATAAAAAATCCATAGATTGGATTATATCACAAAATTCTATTCAGGTTTTGGATTATCTGATTTAACTGTAGCTACATGGTCTTTCCAGGTTGTTGTACCATTGACTGCATCTTTATATTGCATATCAAGTTGGTCACCTATAGAACCATAAGCCTCTTGTCTAGCTTGTATATAACCGAATTGTTGGTCATTCCATTTACTGTTAGCCAAGTCTGTTACAGCTTGGTCATAATCAGCATCAGAAAATTCAAGTCTTTCGTTATTAACTTGCTTGTACAAAGGCTTAGCAGCGTTAATTTCTGCTGTAGCTTCTGTTGTTAGTTCTTCTAATGTTGCCATAATACCTCCTATATTAACATACTTTTATTACTTACGAAGTCCATATAAAGTTATAGTTCCACCTGATAGATTACCACCTGCTAATAAAAATACTCTTACACCTTTGTGTGCTGCAGTTAAATCTAATACACCACCACCATTCATAGACCTTAATACACCTGTGTTGTTTTGATAAACAGTACAAGTAGTCCAACTTGAAAAATCAGTAGTTTCATTCCAATTAAATAAATAATTTTCTCCATTAGCTACTTCTCCTGCAGCAGTTCCTAAATAGTTATCAACTAGATAACCAATAGTTTGACCATTTGCGTAACTTGCTTCGTATGTAGTATCTTGCCTCATTACTCTTTGTGCTACATCATAATTTGCAGTAGTAATAGGATTATTTGAAGTATCAAGAACTCTAAAATGTATACCTCTTATGTCTGTATCTACTTGTAAATTTGACCACACAAGTTTATATACATCATAACTGTCATCCCAATTAACACCACCTAAATCTACAGATGCTACTGCACTAGTAATAACTGCTTCATCTATTTTAATTAATGCACCTTTCATTATTGTTTTACTCCATATACTATTATTTCTATATTAGTTGTATAAGATGCATTTGCAACTATAAAAAATTGCATTCCTTTATATTGTTGTGCTGTTTCTTCTACATAACTATTTTTTCTACCTCTTGCTGTAGAAGTAGTATTCCAACCTGACATTTCGGATGTAGCAAATGTATGTTGTCCACTGTCTTGTGGATTGTAAATTCTTATTGTACCTGTAGCACCTTCACCTACATCAGATGACACAGCACCAACATTTAACCAACCTGTATCATTACTTCTTCTTACTTCTGAATAACCTGCACTCCAGTTAAAATCTTCACCTGCCATTTGATAAGTTGTAGTTGTAACTGCAGTGTTAGTATTATCTAGTAATCTCATATCTATATTTGTACTGTTACTTGCATTATTAGTTTTAAAATGTACTTCATATACACTGTATTTATCAGTAAAACAATCTGTTATATCTACTGAATTAACATCTATTGCACTTACTCTTTTAATAAATTCAAAGTTAGTAGCCATTATTCATATCTCCTTATGCCATAGATACTAGCTCTAAAATCATTCATAGTACCTGATGTTCTAAGAATTTGTATGTTATTAAAACTTGATTTACTTGGATATTTTCCCATACCATACATGTTACGAGTACCTACATTATTTGCTTCTACCCCAACCATCATGCTTGTAGTATTTGTATAAGTATTAGCATTACCTATATCGTGTACATATATGTATGCACTTTCTCCTCTATATACATAAGCACCAATTTGAATTTCTGAAGCACTTGTTGATTTATATTCTGACCAACTGCCACCACTGCTTTGCATAAATCTATTAGCATACATGTAACTACTAGATGTGTATGAACCATTATTACCAAATCTCACACTTAAATATTGATAACCAGAGTTGTTATTATTAGAAAACACTACAAGGTGTGTATCGTAAACATCTTCACTTATAGTTTCAAAATTTACAGATGATACTGCAGTTGCACTAGATTGCGTTTCTAATAATTCTAATTGTCCAAACTGTGTTAACTTATCTTCCTGGCTTAAAGCAAGGTGGTCATTAACACTTAATATACCTGCATTAGATTTAAATGCCTGTTGAGGTATATCGCTTTCTTTTCCTACATATCCATATTTACTCATAATCTACACTACCTTATAAAGGACAAATTCACCATTGTCCATATTTCCTGAACTAACATATAATTGAAATCCATCTCTTGCACTACCTGTTCCTGTATATTCTATACCACCATAGTTTCCTGAACTTGAACTAATTGAGTTCCAATCTGAACAACTAATTAAACCAAACGCTCTTTCAGAAGTACTATTAAAATTATACAGATAACCCCAACCATTACCTTGTTCATTAGCAGGTGTTCCTAATTGACTTATGAACCATTCTCCCTGACCATTAGCTAAGTCACTAGAGTTAGTAGTGTATGCTTTTAAAACTTTATATGCTCTATTGTATTTAGTAGTACTATCAGCAGAACCACCTATAGTTACTCTACCTCTAAAAGAAACATTGTCTGTTGTTGTTTGTACATTTCTCCATGTAACAAAATATGCATTGTCTGTATCAAATCCAGTTAAAGTAACTTGTGACACTGGAGATGCAGGGTCTATTGTTGTTTTGTTTACTTGTACTAATTTACCTAAAGCCATTAATCTACCCTTATTCCATATACATTAATATTTAATTTTTTAAATGTTGCTGAACTATTACCTAAATGTAATTCCATACCTGTTACTATTCTATTAACTGTGTACACACCATTAGCTTTGTAATTAGCATAATTACTACTATCTCTGTATGTATTTTCAGACCATGAAAATGTATAATTACTTGCATTAAAAGGGTCACTTACATACATAACTGAACCACCACCTTGTTGTTCAGTAGTATAAAATATTGGACCATGTTGTTGTAATTTAGTTTCATTTTCTGCATCACTTTCAGAAGAAGAAGTGTAAGAAAAATTAGCTTGTCTTGCAAAATCATAATTACTATCTGACAATACACCACCACTACTGTCTAAGTATCTAATGTTCATACCTGTTGCTGCACCACCTGAGTGTGTATTACTAAATGTAATTTTATATAAACTATAGTCTGCAGAAAATATATTAGGTACTTCAACTTTTGATACACCTGAACTGTCATCTACTATAACTTTTTTTATAAATCTTAATGCACTCATCTTGTTTTAACACCATATAAACGCACTACACCTGTGTCAAATGTAGCACCACGAACTTGTATTCCATTTACTGTTGCAGCAGTATCATATACACCACCACCAATGCTAAAATCTAGTCCTTGTTTCATAGACATGTGACCAAGCCATGTATATTTTGCTGAATTGTTTGCATCATAAATGTATACTATAGAATTATTTTGTTCTGTATCATTAGAATAACCTAAGTTAATTTGATTATTTGTATTGCTTTGTTGTAATGATGATGAACCTGCACTTGCAAATGTTTCTTGTGCAGTCTGATAATCAGATGTTGAAATGTAACTACTTCCACCATCTGTTGAAAATCTAACACCTACTAATATAGAACCTCCACCATCACATTCCAATCCTCTAATTTCTAAAGCATGAACATTATATTTATCACCATAAATATTATTAAAATCTACAGAAGTAACATTACTACTTATTACATTTTCTTCTATTAGTTCTAAGCTACCACCAAGAAATCCTTGACTTTCTAAATCTAGGACATCACTAACTGATAGAACACCTGCGTTCTTTTTTTGTTGATTAATACTTGTAGAAGTATCGCCTATATATCCATACGACATGGCTTACTCCTTATGTTATCTCTAAATAACTTACAAATATTTCTACATCACTTGCTGCTGATGCTAATGCCTGAATTTTATCGCCAGTTTCTAAAACTAATTTAGAAGTACCTGCTAACTCCAAAGAGGTGTCTGCAGGAACTGACATTTCTTTAGCTATGTATGCTGTAGGTGAACCACCTGTATCAACTACTTGTACATCAACTGTCGCATCATTAGTACCATCTACATTTGTTGCTCTAAGTGTTATCACTATAGTTTCTGTAGATGCAGCTACAGCAGGAACAATATCTTGGTTAGATGTTGTTAATGCCACATGATTTGCTTTAAATGCTTCTGCCATTTATATCTCCGTATTCTTATACTCCCATTACTATAGCACGAGTTTGACTACTTGCACTATTTGTAACAGAAATTGCTTCCATTATTAACCTAAATGCTAGTGATGCTCCACCACCAGTATCAGGTAATAAATCTATATCTTCGTCTATCGGTAAATTACCAATAGTGTCTATTGCTAGACTTCCACCTTCTTTGAGCATCATTAAGATACCCATTATGACAACGCTATAACAAGTCCTAAGCTTGCTCCTGATGAAATACTAGCAACTTGTGTATCTACATATTGTTTAATTGATTGTTGTGTTGCCAAATGTGTAGCTGAGTTAGATGCCATATCATCTTCATCTTTAATTGCAGTACCACTAGCACCTGTATTTAATACAGGACTTGTTAATGTAGGAGTTGTTAAAGTTTTATTTGTTAAAGTTAATGTACCTGATGTTAATTGGTCATGTAAATCTTCAAACATTTCTCCAACAACAGCCATACGAATAACTGTTCCATCTGAATGTGATGGGTCAGATGCATATCTTTCTTCTACATCTCTAGTTACTGTGGACATTGTTACACCAGATGATGCAGTAACAAGTATTACTTCTCTTTTAGTTGCACTATCAGGGTCTATTACTAAATAAAAAGGTGCAGATATATTAGTAGTACCGTTACTTGTTGGTGCTGCTGAAAGTGTTATTAATGTATCTGATGCACCAATATTACCATCTGCTGTGGTTTCAAAAAAGTTGCTATAATTTAAATTTTGAGCTGTCATTATTTCCCTATCTTACCATACATTTATTATCCACCAAACCTTATCTCGCCTAATTTTCCTATACCTAATACTATTGTAGATGATACTTCTGTAACTGTTGGTTGTCTAGTACCTCTTACAGTAATAGTAGCATATGTTGTAACAGAACCTACTTCAGAATTAGTTGTAATAGGATAGCTTATCTGTTCTACTACACCTCTAATTACTTCGTTAGGACTAAATATTTCTAATGTAACAGAATCACCTTCTAATGTTCTTAGCTCTTGATAAATAGAATCACCTAAGTTTTTAACTTTAATAGGTCTTCTTCCAGGTCTTTCTACTCTATCTGATATATTTACAGGTATTTGTGCAACTACAAGTTCAGGTCTAGCTAGTGCTCTAAATTGTATTGATTTAACATAAGGTGTACTAACACCATCAAAAGAATTTAATTCTATTTTACCTATAATATATCTTGCTACAGGAGTTATTTGTTTTTCAGTATCACCAACACCTGTTATTTGATGTAAAGCTAAACTATAGTTACTGCTAGTAGGATTATCTAAATCTTCAAATGATGTACTGTAAGACAACTTTACATCTGTATTTGATGCAAGTTCTTTTGTAGATATCTCTGCACCAACAAATTGTTTAAATTCAGCAGTATAAAAATCTGCAGCAGATGTTATAAGATAACCTGTGCTTTCATATGTAGATGTCTCTTTAAATACATCTATACCTGCCATAACTACTATAAATTTATCATCAATATTAGTAATTCCTGTAACAAAAGCTTCACCAGCCATACACAAATCTCTGGCTATACCACCTGTTGGTAAGTAATATCGCCACAAACATGATTCTGAATCTGATTCTTTAATACCCATATACACACTATCTCTTGAAGCAAACATAAATTTAGGAGTAGTATCAAAACCATTAACAAATTCTTTTACTAATTGTCTATTAGATAAAACATAAAGGTCATCTGCAACTACTAACTCTGTTCTATAGAATCTTCCTACATTTCTACCAAATTCTTTTGTTCCTAAAAATACTAAACCTTCAACTGCAGATATAGAATGTACTTCTTCAAAAGGTACATTAGTTACACCTCTTAATACCCAAGTACCAGCATTATCTTTAATTGAATAAACATTACCATCTGTAGAAGCAGCTAATATAACAGCACCAGCATCTACAACTTGTGATAAATAATGTGTGTCTTCAAAACTAAATAAAGCATCTCCATCTACTAAGTCTGCTGCACTCCAAACTTGTTGAAATGGACTAATTGCCCATACTTTTTCAAGCTCTCCATCATCACCAGATATAATTAATACACCTTTAACAAACCATATACCATTTAATCCACCAGTTGCTGATTGTGCAGTAGTTCTTATATTCCAAGCTGAACCATCCCATTCAAGTAACTGAGAACCAGATGTACCATTAGCAGTAGTAGCAAATACTCTATTACCTACTGAAGTTATTCCTGTAAAGTCATGTGTAGCACCAGTAGTTTCTGCAGCCCATGTGTCACCATTGTCTGTTGATTTATAAAGTGCAGTTCCATCTGTTACCCATAAATGTCCATTAGTAGTTTGTGTTAAATAATTATTTGAAGCAGTAAATGAAGTATCTGCACCTCTAACATTTTTATCTGCCATTGTATGTAACAAATGAATATTGTAAGAAGTTTCATCATCTCCATGAAATACATCTACACCTTTACTATCCCAAAATCTATTTACATCAGTTTCTTGTGCATTAGCTCTATGTGCTGTATCTAATCCTTGGCCACCAGAAAAGTTATTTCTAGAATAAATTCTTCCTAAGTTAGAAGTAAAGTCTTCAGGATTTTGTTTAACATTAATATTCTGGCCTTCTTGAACATCTGATGACTGTATAGTCATAGGCCTTTCAGGACTTATAGCAGCACGAAGTAATAACTTATCAACTCTAAAGTCATACCCGTATCTTTTAGGGTTATTGATTAAATCAGTAGTAGCTATTCTAGGCATTAGGAAGGATAGTTAACGCCTTGTAATAGGACAGCCTCCGGATATTTAGACCTCAAATTACTTCTAGCTTGTTGGATTAATACTTGTTGATATTGTAATAATGAATTTCTAATAGAACTTGAACTACCTACAGGATAAACTGCAGCTTCTAATTGTTCAGTTATATAAGGAGCATCCACCATATTGATATCTTTTCCAGCAAGCAACTGTGCAGCTACACCTGCCATAACTATTGGTTCATATTCTGTTTCTAAACCTACTGCTGTTAATGTAGTAGTTTCAGCTGTTGGTATTACAAATTTCTTTTTAAAAGTTACATAAGTTGTATGGCCTGAAGCTATACCTGAAAACTGTAATGCATGTACAACATTTGGGCCTGTTGTATATGTTTTAGTTCTCTCTGTTTGTGTATCATCTGTCCAAGTAAATGGATTAGGTAAGTCTATTAATTCAATACCTACAGGTTTGTAAGTTAATCCTGTTTGGTCTGAACCTGCACTCCAATCTGTATATTGTGATATAGCTTTAATTGGAGTAACTAAATAATTATAACTATCTTGGTCAGTACCATAGTCACCTAGTATTCTATAACCTGTACCACTTGTAACATCTAGTGTTTGTACAGCGAATAATGTAGGATATAAATTTTTTATTTGGTCAACAATTGCATCATAAATATTTTTACGAGGAAATGCAGGAGCTATTTTAATTAAATCTCCTGATGAATGTGCAGCAGCTGTTGTACCTCTTTGTCCTCTTTTAACTGTAATTGTATTAGTAGGTGCATTAAGAGCTGTTGTGTACATTAACTCTTGGCCAATTTCTATAATTGCACCAGCATCTAATGCATCTTCTTCTTCAACTGAAAATAAATTACCGTCATAGACGATACTTGTATCTGAATCAGATATACCAGAAGTAATGTAGGAATAACTCTCTACAGAATCTATTGGTTCTAGATATTCTCTATATGTCCTATTAATTAGGTCGGCTATTGTACTACTCACAAAACCTCCTAACTATGTCTAAGGTATATTTCTAAACTTCTGTCTGCTGCTTCTGTACCATCAGATGTTATTCTTAACCAGCCTTCTGCTGCAAAAGCCCAACCACTAGGGTCAAGTCTTACAACATCTCCAGCTGATATAGTGTAACTCACATCTGTTCCATCTGTTTCTTTTACATCAGACCATGTGGAGTTATCCATTGAATGGTCAAATGTAATTGCAGAACCTGTCATTGCTGCAGGGAATTTAATTCCTGATAACAACAAACCTTCAGTTTTGAAACCTACTGAATTACTTGCATCTTCTGATACATCTATTAAAACTGTTTTTACTTTATTACTCATTATCTCTCTACTATAGCAGAAGAAAAGGGCAGGAGGTGGATTCCCACCCTAATCTTCAATTTTTTATTTATGCTGAATCAGCATCAATGAACTTGAGATGATAACTTGGCGGACCAAAGTCATATCCCATTTCCATGTAAACTGCTTTTCCAACTCTTGCATAATCGTCTTGGTCTAAGTCTCTCACGAACACAGTACCATATCCTGGGATATTTGTGAATACTGGTTGTATGAAAGCAAAGTCAAGGATATATGCTTCATCGGCAGGCATGATGTTAGGGTCGATGACCATAAGACCAATTGCACCGAATGGTGTAACGATAGTATCAATGTCGATACCAGCGATACTTCTATCTCTTGGTAGGATAGCTCCAGTAATACCTACATTACCTTCTAACAATTCCTTGTTAAGGTCAAGTAGTTGCTTTGGATTTACACAAAGCACTGGTTGAATCATTGGTGCGTGAGCATCATATAGACGCTTCATAGCACCTGCGATTGCATCCCATGAAAGGACTCTAGCAGCACCTGTACCGTCACCAGAAGCATCATTATAATAAATGTTACCTCCAGTAGCAGTAGGAGCAGCAGAGTTATTAGCATTAGCATTTAATGCAATATATTCTGAAAGTCCTCTCATTTCTCTAGTACCTGAACCTGGTGTTGTATTAGCACCATCGGCAAAAGTACCATTGAATGCGAACCATTCAACTTCACGAGCTACTTTTTCAAGAGCAAGAGTTAGTTGTTCTGAGAACTCATCAACAATTGGGTTACCACCAGCTAATGATAATTTATCAGCTGCTGTAACTGTTCCATCACCATCTGATGAGTTAATAATATTTGCACTCAAGTCAAATGGATTTTGATGTTGAAAAGTTGCCATTGCAGTATAGGTCATCTTTACACCTTTGTGGAATACCTGTGTCACACCTGTGAAAGCAACTCTATCTCTTCCGAGATATTCAGTTGGTTGTGCACCTTCTTGGCCTTTTGTTGGCTCAGAAGAAACTGTGTGACTGTCAGCTGCTTGGATTTGCCAGAAAGTAGATTGTAAAACCTTACCTCCGTTTAATCCACCAGTTGCAGATAAGAAAGGAGTTCTTTGACCACCTACACGGAATAACTCACCTGTAAAGTTATTTACATTTTGTGAGTAAATAGCATTGTTTGTCAAGCTTATGCTTGCCATAATTTACCTCCGTAAACTCTATCTTGTACTTATACTTATTTAGTTCTTTTCGTTTTCCATCAGAGTAAGTTTTGCTCGGATACTATCTTTCGGAGTACCCTTTGCAATGATTTCCTGAAGGTCGTTCAGAACATCTCCTGGTACATCACTTGTAGAATTTGCATCAAGTGAAGCTACTCTAGCCCTAGCATCGTCTTGAACTACTGGTGGGAGTTCAGTCTGTGTGATTTCCTGAAGTCCTCCTGTTGGCTCATAACTATACTCAGTCTTAGCAAACTCACTAACGGCTTCAACTGTTGCATCACCGTTATACACTTGTTTTAATGCTTTACCAAAACCATTGTCTGGATTTAAACCTATCTGTTTTACAACAGAATTTAGCTTTGCATCCTTGTGTTCATGAAGTTCAGCTTGTAATTTAGCTATCTCTTCATTCTTTCTATCAATGGTTTCACGCATTGCTTTTACGCCAGTATTTTCTATACCGTCAAATTCACTCATAATCGTACCTCCACACGGTTTTACCTTACAAACTAATCCCGTGGCAATTAGCTGCGGCCCTACCTTCACACTTGACTTAGAATCTGGTAGGGTTTTTAATCCTAAGTCCTTACTCTGCGGTTTTAGTACAAGCTTTCTACGCAGGCTCTGAAAGCTGTTGTGCGGTCATTTAAAGCGGACCTTGCAACGCTTAAACCTAATTATACACTTATTCTTCTAAAAGTCCACTAACTTGTTTACCTTTTTTAGCAGCTCCTAATACGACACTACTTTCGGATAGTATCTCTGACTGTGCTCTTTGTACTTGCTGTTGAGCTTTTATGTCACCTATAGCAGCAGCTTCTAATTGTTCAATTCCTAAAGCACTGCCTACTGCACCAGCTCTTTCAAGTAATGGTTGAGCTCCTTGATATAACTGTCTAGCTCTTCCTTGGTCTAAACCAGCTTTTCTAAGTGCTTCAAATCTAGCAAAACTTCTATTAAATCCAGCAGCTTTAGCTTCAGCTCCAATACTTAATGATTGTAAATCACCAGCTAATAACTTATCTTGTATATCTGGATTAATTAAAGCAGCAAATATAGTAGGAGTATCTGAATCTATATTGTATTGGTCTCTAAACATTGACTCTACTTGAGGTATATTATTTTTAACAGCACCCCATACAGTATCTATTCTTTGTTGAAACTCTGCAGCAGAAACTTCACCTTGTATTAATTCATTAAACTGTTCTTCAAATCCTGAAGTATCTACAATACCTACTTCTCCTAGTGTTTCTCTATAAGAGGCCTTAGCAGCTACTGCTTCTAACTCAGACATAATTAAAGAACCATCTGTTTTTCTTCTTAAATATCCAAACTCTTTTTCCCATTCAGGAGTTTGTCTAACTTCTGATTTAGCTAATTCAACATCTCCAAATTTAACCCAAGATTGAGCAAACTTATTCTTAATAGTTTCAGGCATAAAGTTAAATAATTGATTAGCTCTAGCAATTCCTTCTGATAAATCATTAGCACTAGGAGCACTAGTAGCATTTCCTCCTGGGTCATAATCTACAGGTGAATAAGAATATCCTGCTCCTTCTACTAATTCTTTAGCTCTTGAAGCAGATACATCATGGAAACCATCTAAGTCTTTTCTATATATTTTAACCATTATCTACCTTCTGTAAATCCTGCACTTCTAACTATGTTATCACCATATGCTTGAGCTACAGCTTTAGCATAATCATTCTTAACTTTTTCATTACCTACTTTTAATCCTTCAGTTCTTAAATATTCATTTGCTTTATTAGTATCATTCATTTTTATAACTTCTTTAAGAATAGGATTATCAGATTTTGGAACAATACCCCAAGAAGATTCAACTAAAGCAACACCTCTAGCTTCAATAGTTTTCCAATCTATATCTTTATCGTACATAGAGTATTCTGCAAATCTAGCATTCTTAGCTTTTTCTTTAAACTCTGTTTTATATAAAGGATTCTTTCTTAACTTAGCAGCTTCATCAGCTAGATTAAAATTACCATGTAAATGTTCAGGTACCCATTCATCAAGTATTTCTTGTATTTCACTTTCTTTTTTAGTAGTAACTGGTATATCTACACCATCAATAGAAGCGGCTACATCATCCATTAAAGTATAATAACCACCATTTTCTTTTCTACTGCTAGGGTCAGTTAAAGCTGTAATCTGAATACTTAATAATGCTTTAGCATCT